AAAAACATTGTAATTGTAGGTGCAGGTGTAGCAGGTATAAATGCTGCAACCAAATTAATAGATAACAAATATAAAGGTAAAATTACCATCATTGATATGGGGAAAGATCCTCATAAACGATTGCCAAGTGAAGTAATGACAGGAATGTTAGGAGCAGGAGGATGGTCTGATGGTAAATTAACATATCATACAGCCATTGGAGGTCAATTATCTAAATACTGTGGTGAAGATAAAGCAATGGAATTAATGGATCAGGTTATTACTAACTTCAAACGTTTTCATCCTAAACCTGAAGAAGTACAATGTTCAAATCCTGTTGAAGAACCTGATTTTATTAAACCACACTTTGGTTTACGTTTATTTCCTGTATGGCATGTTGGAACAGATTACTTATTAGAGATAGCTAAAAACTGGTACTCATATTTAGTTGATAATGGTGTTGAATTTGTATGGGAAACTAAAGTAACAGATATTGACTTTGATAATCAAATGGTAATATGTGGAGAATTTGGAAACAAATATGATGAACTTATATTTGGTGTAGGTAAATCGGGTATTGATTTTGGTAAATCTTTAGCTGAACAATATAATCTGCCAACTGAACCTAAATCAGTACAAATTGGTGTTCGTTTTGAAGCACCACAACATCACTTTCAAAAATTAATCGATGTATCATATGACTTTAAGTTATATCGAAAATTCGATGATAAAGGAGTATCACTTCGTTCATTCTGTACTAACAATAATGCAGCATACGTTGCAGTAGAAGAAACATACGGGAACTACTCATACAATGGTCACGCTAAAAAAGATGAGAAGTATAGAAACGATATGACTAATTTTGGTATTATAATGGAATTAAACGGAATTGAAGACCCATTTACTTGGAGTCGAGATCTAGTTAAAACATTACAAATCAATAATAAAGGATTATATTATTCACCATCTCGTAAACCATCATTAACTTCAGAAGGTGGATATGTAGAAGCATCTCAAATAGGAGAAACTATAATGGATGAAGTAAGAGAAGCATTTGAAGGATATTTCAGTTATATTGATAACTTCATTGATGGAATGAAAAAAATATTTCCTACATTAAAAGACGATTGGGGTATGTACATACCTGAAGTAAAATATCTATCACCTGAACCACTTGTTGATTATACCAACCTAGCCCTGACCAAGTATCCTAACGTACATTTCGTTGGTGATGCACTTTCCGCTAGAGGTATAACAGTAAGTGGTGCACAAGGAATCTATGTTGCCGAAGACATTTTGAAACACGAATAATTTTTATTATATTATATACATGGAAGAACAAGAACAAGATTACAAATCGAGAAAATTTACCTCAAGTGATGGTAGAACTATTATATACTTTGACGGAAAACTTCACTCATGGGATGAACCCGCTCTTAGGTATGCTAAGGAATTAAAGAAAAAAGATGAATACTATTTGTATGGTATAGAACATACTAAAGATGAATGGTTAGAAGCACGTAGAGATAGACATGGAGTACCACCAGAAAAAAATCCACAAGTAACATCAAGATTTTAATATGAAAATAGGTCTATGTGGCACAGTTAGTGTCGGGAAAACAACATTAGTTAATGCTTTAAAAGAATTATCACAATTTAAAGATTTTACTTTTGCTACTGAACGTAGTAAGTATTTAAGGGATTTAGGTATTCCTTTAAACACTGATTCTACAATGAAAGGTCAAACAGTATTTTTAGCTGAACGTTTATCTGAATTAATGAATGATAATTTAATTACAGATAGAACAGTTATTGATGTGATGGCTTTTACACAATGTTCTAAAACAATTGATTCTTTAGATAAAGAAAAATTTAGAAACTATACTGCTGATTTTATTAAAGAGTATGATTATATTTTTTATATTTCTCCTGATGGAGTAGAAATTGAAGATAATGGTGTTCGTGAGACTGATGCTGAATATAGAGATTTAATTGATTTTACCATTAAACATTATGTTAACATAAATCATAATAAAATGAAAAATTACAAACAAATATCAGGCACAACAGAACAACGTATACAACAAATACTAGAAGTTATTTCTCTTTAATATTTATATCAAAATACTAAATTTAAACATATATTAAAAATGAATAACAATTTTGATTTAAAAGCCTCTAAAAGCCGTTTACTAAAAGAAGGATACCAAGAACAAGGATTTGAAAGCGAAGACGAGATGGAAGACTATTATAATAATAGTGATTTTCTAGATGAAAATGAAGAATTAGAAGAAATGGCAAAAATTGCTGGTGATTTAAAATCATCAATAGAAGCTGTAATTTCTGCTAACCCAGAATTAGAAGGCCTAGCTCTTAAAAAAGCAATTAAAGGTGATTCAGCTGTAATCAATGCTTTAGATGGTGAAGATTTATATGATAACCAATTAAATAAATTTATCTCTTTATCTAAAGGTGAAAGAGAAGTAGGACAAAGAGGTAGAAAAGCAGACCCAAACAAACCTGCTGCTGAACCAAAATCTCCTAAAATTAGAATTACAACTCCAAAAGTTGACGCGGTTGCTATTGAACCATCATCTAAATTAGCTGATCTTGCTCCTGCATCTATATTTGGTGGAGGTGAAGAAGATGAAGAAGAAGTTGCTGCTGAAAAACAAGCTATGGTTGCTGCTAAAGGTGGTAAAAGATTAGGATCTGCTGCTGAGAAATTAGCTCAAGTAACTAAAGAAATGAAAGCTTTAATTCCTGCATACCAAGCTGCTAAAGGTACTCCTGAAGGAGATGCTATTACAGCTCAATTAAAGGCATTAACTGCTGAGAAAAAAGCTTTAGATGCTAAAGTCTTTAAATAAAAAACAACCAAATTAGTTATGTCTGAAAATACACAACTTCCCTTAAAGGAAATTATAAAACAAGAATGGGTCCGCTGCGCGCAGGACCCAATCTACTTCATGAAAAAATATTATTGGATTCAACACCCACAAAGAGGTAGAATTCAATTTAATTTATATCCATTCCAAGAAAAAGTATTACTTCAATTGCAAAAGAATGAGTATACAATTATTAACAAATCCCGTCAGTTAGGTATCTCTACACTTGCTTCCGCTTACGCTCTTTGGCTAATGTTATTCCAGAAAGATAAAAATATTCTGTGTATAGCAACTAAGCAAGAAACAGCGAAAAACATGGTAACAAAGGTTAGGTTCGCATACGACTCGCTTCCCAAATGGTTGCAGATTAAAACGTCGGAACATAACAAATTATCACTACGTTTAGCTAACGGATCACAAATTAAAGCAGTAGGAGCAACAGCGGATGCAGGTAGATCAGAAGCCGTTACTTTTCTTATTATTGATGAGGCAGCTTTTATTGAGGGTATTGATGAGATTTTCGCTTCTGCTCAACAGACATTAGCTACAGGAGGACAATGTCTTGCCCTATCTACTCCTTATGGTACAGGTAACTGGTTTCACAAGTCCTTCACTAAAGCTCAAAACAAAGAAAATAAATTTGTTCCTTTATCTTTACCTTGGACAGTTCACCCTGAACGAAACCAAAGATGGAGAGACGACCAAGATGAAATCCTAGGAATACGTAACGCAGCACAAGAATGTGATTGCGATTTTAGCACCTCGGGAGATACAGTTATTGAACCTGATATGCTTAACTTCTATGAAGCTACATACATAACAGAACCATTAGAAAGAAGAGGTATAGACGGTGCTTTATGGCTTTGGGAACTACCTGATTATAGTAAAGACTATATGATAGTAGCCGACGTAGCCCGTGGAGACGGAACCGATTACTCTGCATTTCATATTTTTGATGTAGCTGAAGCTAAACAAGTAGGTGAATATAAAGCACAAATTCCCACAAGAGATTATGCTAACATATTATTTGCTGTAGCAACTGAGTTTAATGATGCCTTATTGGTAGTAGAAAACGCTAATATCGGGTGGAGTGTTTTAGAACACTTGATAGAAAGAGGTTATAGAAACTTACATTATTCTTCAAAAGCTGACACAACAATGGGAGCTACTGAGGGGCAAATGTCAAGAATGGAAAATGGTCAAGGTATGGTACCTGGTTTTACTACATCAATGAAGACAAGACCACTTGCCATCTCAAAACTAGTTTCATACATTCACGAAAAATCAGTTATAATCCAATCAAAACGATTATTAACTGAGTTAAGGACTTTTATCTGGAAAAATGGAAAAGCACAATCTCACTCCGGTTATAATGATGATTTAGTAATGGCATTTGCTATTGGTTTATTTTTAAGAGATAGCGCATTAAGATTCCGTCAACAAAACATGGAACTTACACGTGCAGCACTTGGTAGCTTTCATACTAACAACCAATCATCAGCTGGTGTATTTACATTCAGTAACCAATCTGATAACCCCTATAAAATGGACGATGGAACGGGAGGAAAGGAAGAA